GACGCGACCAAAATTGAATCTGGACTTACGTCTACAACCGCCTTTGTAATTCAGCGCAAGACCATAGACATTATTGTGTTCCGTGGCACGCAACAGGTGGGCGATTGGGCGTTTAACTTATTCCCTGTTCCTGTTCCGTACGCCGGGCGCTTGTGTCACGCCGGGTTTGTCGCGGCCCACGCGTCAGTGTGGGATGACATCGAGCCGTATATTGATTACAACAAGCGCACTTTGATTTGTGGTCATAGTTTGGGAGGCGCATTAGCAGAACTGTCGGCGGCTAAGCTAAACGGTAAGCACGACAACCTTAATTTGATTACTTTTGGCAAGCCGAATACGTTCTTCAAGGGTTTTAAAAAACCCATGACTCTGGACAATCAGATTTCGGTGGTTAACGGCAGCGACTCTGTTCCCCGGGTGCCCCGTCTGTGCTATGGACCCAGTAAGTCTCAGGACATGTTATATTTCTCAAACGGTGGCGTGGATTACATCAACCCATCTAAATACCTTCGAAAGAAAGATAGAGGCATTAAAGACCGTATATCCGATCATTTTATGGACGGATATAAAGAACGACTGACTAAATTCTTAGAGGACCAGAAAAATGGTAAGACTGGCGTTGATATTTAGCATTGCTTTACTAATGGCTTCCTGCACTACCGTTGAGCAGGTACGCGAAAACAAAGAACTTTATTGCTCCGGCGTATACAAAGGAATGCGTGCAGTAGGTCGGTCTGCGTTGTCTGCTACCACAGGTGTAGTTGTCCCTGATGTGTGTGACACAATCGACGAAATTGTCGAAAAAGAAAACGCTGAAGCATGATTAAATTAGGCAATTTGCTTAAGACTCTGGCCCCCACTGTTGCACAAGCAGCGGGAGGCCCCATGGCGGGCATGGCCGTCAAAATGGTGGCATCTAAGTTGGGTGTCCCGGAGGCTAGTGCTGAGAAGATTGAGCAGATACTAGAGGCTCAGCCTGAAAAAGCCGTGTTGGTGAAACAAGCCGACGGTGAATTTAAAGATCGCATCCGAGAAATGGAAATAGACCTAGAGTCTTTTAAGGCCGAGGTAGATGACCGAAAGGATGCTCGAAGTAAGTTTGCCGACGATCCGACCCCAAAGATATTTGCCATGTTTGCGCTATTGGGTTTTTTGGCATACGTGTTTTTAGTTACGATTCAACCCCCAGATGCTAACGACGACGGCGTGGTTAACTTGATATTGGGCTACTTAGGTGGTCTTGTCTCAGGTATCTCGGCTTTCTTTTTTGGTGGCAGTAGGCTACTTAGGTGGTCTTGTCTCAGGTATCTCGGCTTTCTTTTTTGGTGGCAGTAATGGAAAAAAATAAGATGGAAAAGCTACTGGAAATGCTTAAGCGCCACGAAGGCGAAGTAAAGACTAACGGACGCCATTTAGCGTACAAATGCAGCGCCGGGTACTGGACGTTAGGTGTAGGCCGAAATGTAGACCCCAACGGCGGCATTGGGTTGTCGGATGACGAAGTAGATTACCTGCTAGAAAACGACATAGAGCGCGTCATCAAAGAGTTAAGCTCTGAATATCCTTGGTTTAATAGCCTTGATGATGTGCGAAAAGATGCTATGATTGACATTAGCTTTAATCTTGGTGCCACACGTCTGCGTGGCTTTAAGAAAGCGTTAGCTGCCATGGAAGTGGCGGACTATACCCTCGCAGCAAAGGAATTCCTTGATTCCAAATGGAGTCGGGACGTAAAAGGCCGCGCACATGAACTCGTATCCATGATCGAGACAGGTGAATACCTATTATGAGGTTAGCGAATGCCTTTAGCGAAGCTACAATTCAGACCCGGAATCAATAAAGAAGCCACGTCTTACTCCAACGAAGGGGGCTGGTCCGACTCGGACAAGGTCCGTTTTCACTATGGGTACCCCGAAAAGATAGGCGGTTGGGTCAAGCAGTCCAATTTCAGCTTCTTGCAGCCTTGCCGGTCTTTGCATACGTATGTCACTTTGGACGGCTCAAACCTTGTCTCGGTAGGAACCCAGTATAAGTTTTATATTAATGAAGGGGGCTTCTACTACGACATTACGCCTATTCGCACTACTACTTCCGCGGGCGACGTTACGTTTGCCGCGGTCAACGGCTCTTCTACCATCACAGTGTCTGACACCGCTCATGGCGCCGTAACTGGCGACTTTGTTACGTTTAGTGGTGCGGTAAGCTTGGGCGGTCAGATAACGGCCGCGGTTCTTAATCAAGAATACCAAATCGACGTAGTAGACGAGGATACGTACACCTTTACAGCACGCACCGCAGGCACCAGCATAGCCAGCATTACCGAAAATGGCGTGCTCAACCCTACGCCAGTCACGGCCGACGGATCAGACACCGGCAATGGCGGGGCGTCTGTAGTAGGTGCTTATCAAATAAACTCAGGTCTTGGTGTCGCCGTAACAGGAACCGGTTGGGGTTCGTCTACGTGGAGCAGGGGCACGTGGGGATCTTCCGCGGCCAGCACGGTTACCAACTCTTTACGCCTTTGGGGCGTGGACAACTTTGGTGAGGACCTGCTGTTTAATGTACGCGATGGCGGCATTTACTATTGGGACACCAGCGCCGATGACTTGACCACGGACCGCGCGACAGCTCTATCTGACTTGCCGGGGGCAGATGCGACAACTCCGACTATTGCCAAGCAGATTTTGGTTAGCGACAGGGACCGACACGTTATTGCTTTTGGCTGCGATCCTCAAAACAACATCGGTGTACAAGATCCGCTGTTAATTAGATTCTCTTCGCAAGAATCTTTGACTACGTGGACGGCTGAAGTAACCAATACGGCCGGTGACCTTCGTGTCGGTTCCGGGTCTGAGATTATTACTGCGGTAGAAACCCGTAACCAAGTCCTTGTGTTCACAGACATTTCGCTGCATAGCATGCAATACCTTGGACCTCCATTTACTTTTGGTATTGGTCAAATAGCCGATAACATTACAATTGCCGGACCCAATGCCGTCACGGCGGTGGACGACAAAGTGTTCTGGATGGGTATAGGCGACTTCTATATCTACACCGGTCAGACGCAAAAAGTGCCTTGTTCTGTTAGATCTTACATTTTTGACGACTTTAATACGGGCCAGTCAAAGCTTGTAACTTGCGCGCTAAACTCGACATTCTCTGAAATCTGGTGGTTCTACCCCTCGGGAAGCTCTAACGAAAACGATCGCTATGTTATCTATAATTACTTAGACAACACGTGGACCGTGGGCACCATGGCTCGAACCGCGTGGCATGACAGAGGCTTACAAACATACCCTATTGCGGCTTCTCCAGACGGTTACTTGTACTTGCACGAGAATGGTCAAAATGACGGTAGCACTAACCCGGTAAGTCCGATAACTAGCTATATACAGAGCAGTCAGATAAGCATTGGTCAGGGAAATGAATTCGTGTTCGTAAGCCGACTTATCCCGGATTTGACCTTTGAAAACTCTATTTCTGACGCGCCTAGTGTGGATTTTACTTTGCAGGCACGAAACTACCCGGGCGGTCAATATTTACAGAGCAATGCATCAGAGGTGGTTCAGTCGTCCACTACGCCTGTAGAGCAATTTACCGAACAAGCGTTCGTTCGATTGCGCGGCAGATCTTTTGCGCTCAAGGTAGAATCTGATACGACCGACACGCAGTGGCGCTTGGGTACGCCGAGGGTAGATATACGTCCTGACGGGAGTAGGTAATGTCCTCCAGACAGCTTACGCGTGCTTTCTTTCCGAACCCGCCTGCCGAGTATCAGCAAGATACCATTGCGGCCATTCAGGAAGCGTATGAGATTTTGATTCGTCAGCTACAGAACCCGGGCGACGAGCGGTTTACTACGTTGACCTTGACCAACCTGCAAAGCGGGTCAGATCAAGGGTTAGAGGTAGGTGCCATATACGAGAAAGAGGGTTTTTTGAAGATAGCTTTGGCAAACGAGCCCAACGCTTTAGGCGTATCAGGTTCGGGTGTGTTGGGGTCCGTATCAGTGGTAATTACTTAACCTCTGAGATAACATGTTATATGACTTTCCTACGTTAAAGGAAGGAGCAACCCAGTAATGGAAGAGTTACTTAAAAACTTTTTAAAAGGCGCAGCAAGCAGTGCCGTGCAAGCGGGCATTGTCTCGTTGGCCACGGACGCTGATTTTAAAGACGCGTTTAAAACCATAGGCGGCTTGAACCTTGCAGGCTCTGTACTGGGTGGCGATTCTCCACTTAATATATTTAAGCCCAAGCAAGCCGCAGCACAGCCCGCGGCCCAGGCTTCAAGCGTAGATACTTCGGCTTTACAAGGTCCGGTATCTACGACCCCTCAAGATCTTATTCGCCGCACAATGGGCCCTAATAAATCTGTTGGAAGAAGATCTCCTTCTGCGATTGAAAAGAATTTAAGAGAGTCTATGGGCATAGCCGATATGCCTGCTATCCGAGAAACAGCTTTGTCTGAAGTAACGCAGCCTGATACTCGTGGCATCATGGAATCTTTGGGTGACGTTTTTTCTGGTGACGGCGGCCGCGGAGCGGCTCTGAAGCAGTTGTTTATGCCAGATCCTGAAGGTAAGCCTGATGCATTCCGAAAGTTTGCTCCCGGGTTGTTGGGTCTCATTACAGCAGGCTACTTGGGCGGTGCGTTTGATCCGGTTGAACAGCAACAAATTCAGGCGTATGGCGGTCTCACTGGCGCGGACTTGCTTCGTCAGAATCCAGGCGGCTACCGTATAGGCGTACCGGCTATTGCTCGAGGCTATGCCGACGGCGGCGATATCGATCCTTCTGAATTCCCACGTCGCAATGGCGGCATATCTGGTCCAGGCACCGGCACTTCCGACGACATCCCCGCCATGCTTTCTGATGGCGAATTTGTGATGACCGCCAAAGCTGTACGCGGCGCGGGAAATGGCAGCCGAGAGGACGGAATTAAAAACATGTACGAAATGATGCGACGATTTGAAACGAGGGCTGCCTAATGTCTAACGGTGTACTCACGCAAGAGACGGTAGTCAGAGAAGACCCGTATACCGAAGCCTATAAACGTGGCTTGTTCGAGTCTGTCTTTGGTTTAGTTAATCAGCAGATGGGTTTTGAGCAAGTCCCTACCGGTCAATACGATGCGGCAGGTAACCCTATCGTTGAAACGCGTCCCATTATGGACGCAAGCGGACGTCCTGTAGGTCCGGCTTATGCTCCTCCTCAGCAAGTAGCAGGTATGTCTCCCATGCAGCAACAAGCGCGAGCTTTGCTGCAAGAAAACCTTGGCGCAGGTCAAGACTATCTTCGAGGCGGTCTGGGCAGCGTAATGC